CGATGCCGGCCGGACCCGTGAGCATGGTGCCCGACTGGCCTGCGGCGCCTGCCGCCTGGTTGCCGTACAGGGCATTGGCCAGGCTCGGCCGCTTCGGGTTGGCCTTGTTCGCCGCCTGGTCAGCGGCAGTTGCCTGCTCGCGGGCCTGCGTGGCGGCTTGGCTGCCGGCCTTGCGCTGCTGCTCGCCGTTGTAGGCGCCGAGCGCCAAGCTGGCCACCGCGGCGCCGGCCATGATCGTGGTGGGTTCGCACACGGTGGGTGGTCAACGGTTGCTCGAGTAGGGGTCATATTCGCGGCGAGCCCCGCTGGTAGGTGCACGGTTGAGCAGCGCCGGCGCCACCGGGTGCGCGAAGGTCAGGGCCAAGGCGTCTGAGAAGTCGGGCGAGCGGCCGATCTCGTCCTTGATCTGGTCCTTGTCGACGATGGCCAGCTTGTCGCCCTTGAAGAAGTAGGTGATGGCCGTGAGCTCCTCTACCAGCTCGGGCACGTCGGGCAGCGCCCCGCCCTCCTTCACCCACTGCGCCAGGTCGAAGTGCATCTCGGCGCGCTTATTCACGTAGCGCGGCTGCGAGGGCTTGCCGCTGAAGTGCACGCCCACCGGCGAATGGCTGAGCACCCGCAGCTGGTCGAGCCAGCCGGCGCCGAAGCCGCCGGTGGAGTCGATGAAGCACGCGTCCGCGCCCCAGTCCTGCCACTTCCTGGCCACGGTGCCGGCGCCCTGCAGGGAGTCAACGTTGCGCAACTGCTGCGGCTGGAATGCCACGATGCCCTGCCGCGGGAAGATCACGCTTGAGTCATCGCCCTCGCGCGCCACGTCGACACCCAGGATCTTGGCGGCAAGGTTGCTGTACGTGGCCGGTACGATGCGCTTGACGGCCTCCTGCACCTCGTTGGGGCCGAGCAGGGCGTTGAGCGAGTTGGGTGGGAAGCGCCCGAACACGTTGACCAGCACCCATGGGTTGTCGCGGCCGTACTTCGCGATCTGCTGCCGCGCCCACTCGAGCGACACGCGGGGCGTGCGCTTCGGGTCGTCCGGGTCGCTCGTGATCTCGAACACGGTCCACAGCGAGCGCTCCCTGGTGCACGCCCGATAGAGCGGGCCGGTCAGGTGCGTCGGGTTGCCGGCGATGACGATGTGCGCCTCGTGCCCGCCGCCGCCCATGGCGTTGGCCAGGCCGGCCTCGGCGGCGGCCATCACCGCGTCGGGTACACCGCCGGCCTCGTCGATGATAAACAGCAGGTAGTCGGCGTGCAGGCCTGCCAGGGTGTCTGCTTGCGAAGAGGCATCGCCACTGCGCGGCCACGTGCGCGCCGACATCCACCACGTTTCCGGCGCCTCGTTGCTGAAGATGCGCGTGCGGGTCCAGGTGAATGCCTGCTTGAGCAGCGGCGAGCGGTCGCGCCACTTGGCCGTCTCAGTCCACAGGCCGTCGGACAGGTTGTCGCCGCTGATGGAGGTGGCCGCGATCTTAGGGTGCGGCCGCGTCAGCAGGAAGTTCCATGCGAGCCAAGCGAGCACTGTGGTCTTGCCCGGGCCCTTGCAGGCCTTCATGGCCAGCCGCGGCGAGTGCGGGAAGGCCTGGAGAACGTCGTCCTGCCACGCGTCCGGCTCCACGTGGAACAGGTCGCGCACCATCACCCGCGGGTCTTCGCGCCAGCTGCGTAGGGCCTCAACCGCTGCTCGGCTCATCCTTGGCCTGCGGCGCTGCCGCTTGAGCGACGAGGTGCGCGAGGCCGAGCGAGCCCTCGAGCTCGAGCTTCTGGCCGTACTTCTTCGGCGCGATCCTGGCGGCCCGCCACTGCATCGACCACAGCACTACGCGCGCGGCCTTAGCCTGCATCTTCCCGGATCGTACGGCGTCTTCAATGGCGGCCATTTCGTCACCAATGCCGTCTGCCTGCGCTGCTCTCGCACGCGCGTACTTGGCAGCGAAGTCCTCGTCCTCGTTCATCCAGCGCAGCACGGTCACGCGGTCGGGCATGCCCTTCTGCTTGCAGATCTGGCGCAGGCTCTTCGATCCGTCGATTAGCTGCTCGATGATCTTGTCTCGGATCTCTACGGGGTAGGTCATGCTCGCTCGATCACCTTCCAGCGCGTGGCCATTTGGGAGCGCTTTTCGAGACGACAGATTTGCGCGACGAGGGATTTGCTCACCTCGAACTTGGCGGCTAGGACGGCGTAGCTCCATGCGTCTTGGTCTTGGGCGCGCAGCTTGAGCATAAGGTCGACGTCTGTGTCGGTGAGCACGGCGTTGTGGTGGTCCTGGCCGATGCGGGAGCCGGTGTCGTTGATGCCGACGATGACGCGGGCCATGGCTGGCTTCAGTCCGGCATGAACAGGGTCGGGTAGCGCTGCTTGGCACGCTCGATGACCTTGTTGATCGCGCGGATGCGGGCGTTCTGGTCGGTAGGCGAGATGGGCGTGTCGGCTGCGCGCTTGAGCTCGTCGCGCACGTGGGGCGGGAGCAGCGGCTGGCTGCCGCAGGCGATCTGCGCTGCGGCCGCGGTCGGGCGCAATGGGAAGTACGGGGCCGGGGCCGGTTGGCTGGTCATCGTTAGGATGCCTCGCTGAGAAGATCGTGTTGCTGCGACTGTAGCGGCTCGACGATGACCTCAGCGCGCGGGTTGCGCTTGTCGATGCCGTGATAGACGTGCTTCTCGCGCACCTGACGGTCGTTGCGGTACACGCCGGCCTGTACGAGTGGCCGCTCCCGCTCATCGCCATCGATGCCCGGGCCTGGCTTCTTCCCGTAGCGGTCCTGCAGCACATCGAGCACGATGGACTCGTCGAGGTCGGGCCGCTCGCTGGCGTACCAAAGGCGCAGCGTCACGCGCACCGGTCCCTCGATACGCACCCGTGCCGGTGCGGGGATCTGCAACATGGCATCGCGTTCGTAGGCCAGCGCCTCCTTGGACTTGATCGGCGTTGGCCTGCCTGCGATGGTGACGATCTGCCGGCTGTTGGCCTTGCTGCAGGGCTGTCCGAGGATGGTAAGGGCGATGCGCGTCATGCCCTGTCCTCGGCGCAGGCGCCCAGCATGGCGGCAAGGTTGACTCGGTTCCTTGCCCCGAAGGCGCGCATCATCACCTTCACGTGGCGCTGCACTGTGGTTGTGGTGCACCCCATGGCCCGACATGTCTCGCGATTGGTGAGCCCGTCAACGATGCAAGCGGCGACACCACTGCGGGTCGGCGTCCAAAGCGGCTGGCGTCTCATGCCTTGTTCTCTGCTTCTTGCAAAACGTGCGCGCGCGGCGTGCAGGCTTCGAGCACATCGCGCTGATGCGGAGACAGCGGCTTGCCATGACGCTGCTCGAAGGTTGAGAGGCGCGCTGCGGTGTAGGCCCTGCGGCTCATGGCGTCGCGGTCGCCGGGCGGCTTCGGCAGCGGTGGCAAGGCGCTGCAGTAGGCGCGGAAGCAGGGCCCGCAGCGGGCGCCGAAGTTGGCCAGGGCTGCGACTGGCGCGGCCTCACCGCAGGAGCAGCAGATGCCGGTTCGCTCCGTCGGTATCGGGTTGCGGTCATGCGGCGGCAGCGGGATTTCGGGGTTTGTGGAGCTCATGCTGCGGTCATCCGTTTGGCGACGAGACCGACCTGCGCCATGGCGGCCTTGCGGGCGGCTTCGGAGCGCGCTCGAGCCTCGGGCGTCGAAAGCTCGGCGGCGTTGCGCCGCAGTTCCTGGAGCGCTCCGGTGCCTTTGTTCACGGGACTTTCCGTGCCCTGCATGGGGCCGTGGTGCAACTGCCCGGCGGTCAGAGCGGCGCGCTTGCGCTCACCCTCCACCGCGCCGAGCAGGTAGGCGAATGGCCTGTCCCCGGTCTTCAGCGCTGAGGCGGCGAAATGCAGAAACTCCTCGGCGGTGGCTCCAGCATCGACGAGGGCCCGGAAGCGCAGCGGGGTCGGGCTGGCGTCCGGGATGCCGGCTCGACGCAGGGCACCGGCGATGGCGCCATACGGCGACGGTGGCGCTGTCGGTTCCTGGGCTGGCAGCGAAGCCGATGGGCCTGCTGCGCCTGCCGGCGGTGGGTGCGTCGCTGGTGGCTTGGGTTGTGGCGAAGGGGGGGCAGGGGGGATTTCTATTCCCGTCACGTCCCGTCTATTCCCGTCAGCGGGGACATCCGCGTCACGTCCCTGTCTCTGTCCCGTATCGTGTCCGCGTCCCGGTCCGCGTCCATTTGGTGGTGTGTCCCGCGGGACATCCGCGTCACGTCCCGTTGCATCGCCACCCTTGTTCTTCCGCCAATTGGCCTTGCGCTCGCGTTCCTTGACGCGCTTGTCCCACGCCACGAGCGCCTGGCGGCACAGAAACTCGTGGTACAGCCTGCCATCGCTGCACAAGACGAACCCGTGCACCGCCCGGGCCCGCAGCCGCTTCCACGTCTTCAAGTCGCGGCCAAGGTCGGCCAGCCTGCACAGCGCGGTGTCGTCGCTCGGGAGTGAGCCGGCTGGTACCTGGTTCCACGCGGCCCACCACAGCGTCAGGGCGGCACGCCACTCGGCGTCGGTGGCCGCGGCGTTGAACTCGCTGCCGAAAAGGTGGTTGCCAAAGAGCGGCATGTACTCGAGGCCGCGAAGGTCAACCTCGGGCGGCACCAGCGGGGCGGGTAAGTCGTTCATGTCGGAAGGTCCCCGAAGCCGCTGCTGAGGCTGCGGCGCGCGGCGCGTTCCGCGTCCTCCCGTGAAATCCCCGAGCGCTGGAATTGCTCTGCGAGCACCATTGCGTTCATGACTCGCGTGCCGATGTCCTTTGTCACCACCGCCTCGACGTACTGGGCCATGGTGCAGCTCATCTGCTCGCAGTACGAACGGATGGCGGCATGCACTGGCGCGTCGAACTGCGCCTTGATGTCCTTGCGGGGCTCGCTCATGCCATCACCCTGCCTTGACCTCTGGGCCGCCGCGCGAGTCCGCGGGCTGCTGTGGCGTTGTGAGGCTGGCGTCGAACTCCAGCGCCATCTGGTTGCGCTCGTCACTGCGAAAGCATCCGGGATCCATTGCGAACATGGCGCAAGTGCCGTCGTCGTGCACCAGCGAGTCCAGGATGGCGCGCGCAACGGGCACATTGCAGGCGTCGTAGTTGTAGAGACCCTGCGCCAGCGCGATGGGGCATGCGCTGTCGCCGAAGCGGCACCTACTGCACTGCTCATCGAAGCAAGTACCAGCAGAGCCGTTAGGGAAGTAGGCCACGCCTCACCCCGCGGAAGAAGAAGCGACCGAGCCTGTGGAAGAGGCCGGGCGACCAGCACCACCGCTTTGGGCAGGCGCTGTCCAGGCAGTGGTGGCCCTTGACGATCACGCGGCCTCCTTCTCGTCCAGAGCGCCGGGGGCGGTGGTGGGCTCCATACCGATTGCCTCGGGCGGCAGCAGATTTCGAGCGACTGCGGCGACGACGCGGTCCGCGATGCGCTCCGGCAATGGGTCGGGCCACTTCTCGACGGCCTGGTAGCTCACGCCGACAGCCTTTGCCGCGGTTGCCACGCTGCCGCCCAAAAGCTCGAGTGCTTTGGACTTGCGCATTCCGGCATTGAACCATAGTTCATTGACGATGGCAACCAT